AACAGGGATAGCTTGTTCCCTCTTTTAAAGGATTTTTATTAATGGCATATACATATTTAGATGTTACAAACGAGGTACTAAATCGTTTTAATGAAGTAGAACTTACCTCTAGTGGTTTTGGAAATGCTAGGGGTTTTCAAATTCAATGTAAAAATGCAATAAATGATGCTATTAATTATATTTATCAAAGAGAGTTTGGATGGTCATTTAGTCATTCTTTACAAACAGAAACTTTGGTAGCAAGTACAACACGATATACAATATCAAGCTCTATATATCATACAGATTTTGAAACATTTAGAATAGAAAAAGATGATAGTTTAGCAGTCGCAGGAACAAGTTTAAGAGTATTAGATTATAGAGAATATGTAGATAGATTTATTGACCAAGAGAGTACAAGTAATGTAGGAGGTATTCCTATTTTTGTTTTTAGGACTCCTGATAATAATTATGGTTTATATCCATATCCTGATAAAGCATATACATTAAAGTATGATGCATTTTCAAAACCAACAGCATTAAGTGCTGCAACAGATGCTCCATCTATACCTGAACAATTTAGACAAGTTATTGTAGATGGTGCAACAGCGTATGGTTATCAATATAGAGGTGAAGCACAACAATATGGAATTAATTTTGCAAGATTTGAAGAGGGTATTAAACAAATGCAATCTTTATTATTAAACAGAAATAGTAACTATGTTAGGTCTACATATATACCTCGTTCTCAGAGATATGGAGTATCAGTTCAAGCATTTGGAAGTTAATCAATGGCTGATGAATCTCAACTTAGTCCATTTACTTTTCCGTTGCAAGGTGGTTTAGTTTTAGACCAATCACCTTTTTCAATGCAACCGGGAATGGCATTAGAGTTAGAAAACTTTGAGCCTTCTGTTACAGGTGGATATAGAAGGATAAATGGATTTAGTAAATATGTAACTGCGATTGTACCTCAAACTTCTGCTAGTACAGAAGATGTTTTAATGGTTACTTCTTTTGCAGGAAAAGTTATGGCAGCAAGAGGAGAAAAGATATTCTCAGCAGATGTAGGTGGTAGTAGTTGGACAGAAAGAGATAATAGTAGGTCAAATGCAAAACGCTATACATTTGAAAAGTTTAACTTTGATGGTAATGATAAGATAATTGTAGCTGACCAAGCAAATGCACCAACAGTATTTAATACGTCATTTGCTGCAACAGATGTAACGTCAGCAGGTAGTGGTGAAGTAGCAACAGCAGTAACAGGTGCTAAGTTTGTAGTTGCATTTAAAGACCATATGTTTTATGCAGGTATGGCAAGCACACCACAAGAAATAGTTTTTAGTGAACCTTTTGATGAAGATGATTTTGATACATCAGATGGTGCAGGAAGTATAAAAGTTGATGATGATATTACAGGATTAAAAGTATTTCGTGATGCACTATTTATATTTTGTGAAAGTAGGATATTTCAATTAACAGGAACAAGTAGTTCTAACTTTGCAATAACACCAATCACTAGAAATATAGGATGTGTAAATGGATTTACAATTCAAGAATTTGCAGGGGATTTAATCTTTCTAAGTAAAGATGGTTTAAGAACTGTAGCAGCAACAGCTAGAATTGGTGATGTAGAATTAGGAACAATTAGTAGACCTGTTCAAAGTTTATTCTCAGGTGAAACAGATGTAGATGAATTTGTAAGTTTAGTTATTCCTGAAAAAACACAATATAGAATATTTTTTACAAAATCAGATTTGACAGAATCAAACACAAAAGGTATAATATGTGTTCGTAAAGACAGTGGTTATGAGTTTAGTGAACTAAAAGGAATACAACCAAACTGTACAGATACATCAATCGTTTCAGGCGACTCTGTTATTTTACATGGTGGATTTAATGCTAACTCTTATGTGTTTAGACAAGAACAAGGTTCACAGTTTGATAGCACAACTATAATAGGAAAGTATCGTTCACCTAACTTAACAATGGGTGATGCAGGAATTAGAAAAAACTTTCAACGTGCAATTATAAACTATTCACCTGAAGGTGCTTTAAATACAGATTTATTTTTAAGATATGATTATGATTCACCTGATGTTGCAAATCCTGCAGCATATCCATTTGACAGTTCAAAAGTTGTAGCAATATATGGAACAGCTACATACAATACTTCAACATATGGTGGTCAATCTACACCACTTACAAGACAACCAATAGAAGGAAGTGGGTTTGCAATAGCATTAAAGATTGTAGATAATGCTGTTTCACTTCCATACGCACTAAAAGGATTTCAATTAGAATTTGATGTAGGAGCAAGGAGATAACATGGGAGCAACCTATACAAGACAATCCACATACTCTGATGGAGATACAATTACAGCAGCACACAGTAATGATGAGTTTAATCAATTACTAGCTGCTTTTGCTTCAGGTACAGGTCATACACATGATGGTACAACAGCAGAAGGTGGACCTATTACTAAGTTACTTGGAACTGCTATTACAATCGGTGATGGCACAACAGGTACAGATATTGCTGTAACATTTGATGGTGAAACAAATGATGGTGTTCTTACTTGGATGGAAGATGAAGACCATTTTAAATTTAGTGATGATGTAGTTATTGATGGTACAAAAAGATTATACTTTAATGACGAGGGTGGAGAATATATACATGGTGATGGCACTGACCTTAATTTAGTATCAGGTGCAGATATAAATATTCCTGCAAACATTGGATTGACATTCGGTGATGATGGAGAAAAGATTGAGGGTGACGGAACAGATTTAACCATCACAGGTAATAACATTAATCTTACAGCAACAGCAGATGTAAATATACCATCAGGTGTAGGATTAACTTTTGCTACAGCAGAAAAAATAGAATCAGATGGAACAGACTTAACTATTACTGTTGGGTCAAATGGTGATATAAATATACCTGCAAATATTGGATTAACATTTGGAGATGATGGAGAGAAGATAGAAGGTGATGGAACTGACCTAACAATTACTGGTAACAATATTAACCTAACTGCTACTGCTGATGTAGTTATTCCTGCAGATGTAGGTATTACATTTGGTAGTGGTGAAAAGATTGAAGGAGATAATACTGACCTAACAATCACATCAGGTGCAAAGATTAATTTAACTGCAACATCAGATGTACACATACCAAACAATGTAGGTATCGTATTTGGTGGTGATAGTGAAAAGATTGAAGGGGATGGTACAGACTTAACTATCTCTGCTAATAATCTTACAGTAGACGCTGTAGCTGATATTATTTTAGATGCAGGTGGTGCAGATGTTATCCTAAAAGATGGTGGCACACAATATGGTACATTAACAAACAGTAGTGGTGATTTGATTGTTAAATCAGGTTCTACTACTATGCTTACAGGTAGTGGTGCTAATGCAACTTTTGCAGGTACTATAACAACTACAGGATTAATTACAGGTGGTTCTTTAGATATAGATGATGTTGTAGTTAATGGTAGCACTATTGGACATACAGATGATACAGATTTAATTACAGTTGCAGATGGTATTGTTACAGTAGCAGGCGAAATATCCGTAACAACTTTAGATATAGGTGGTACAAATGTAACAGCTACTGGTGCTGAACTAAACTTAATGGATGGTGGTGCAACAGTAGGAACAACAGCAGTTGCAGATGGAGATGGTATTGTAACCAATGATGGTGGTACTATGCGACAGACCACTGTACAAACATTTGCTACATATTTTGGTTCTGAAATTACAGAGATGTCTAATCTTGTAACAACAGGAGCTTTAAATAGTGGTTCTATAACAAGTGGTTTTGGTTCTATTGATAATGGTTCTTCTGCAATTACAACCACAGGTACAATTACAGGTGGTGCATTAACTGTAGATGATGTAGGTGTGAATGGTAAAGTTATAACCATGACAGGTTCTACTGACGATACTGCAACTTTTACAGTAGGAACTAATGGAACACTAGATATTGTTACAACTGATGATAATGCTGCAGCAGCAAATATACAAATTACAGCAGATGGAACAGCCGAACTTGCAGGAACTACAGTTACGTTAGATTCAGAAGGAGATATAGTTCTTGATGCTAATGGTGCAAATGTAACATTTAAAGATGATGGAACATCTATTTTAGATATTGCAAACAACAGTACAGATGTTGAATTAACAGTTAGTACAGCAGATAAAAACTTTAAGATTAAAGGCACAGATGGTTCATCAGGAATTACTGCTCTAGATATTGATATGGCACTTGCAGGTAAAGCTACATTTAGTGGTGATGTAGTTGTAACAGGTGATTTAACAATTACTGGTGATGATTTGTTTATGAATACAAATACAGCAGGGCATATTCTTGTGGGAGATGATACAAACTTTAACCCTGTTGCTGTATCGGGTGATGTAACAATGGCTTCAACTGGAGCAGTTACAATAGCAAATGATGCAGTAGAAAGTGGTATGTTAAATGATAATGTTATTTCTGGTCAAACAGAATTAG